TAAAACGATCTAGCTCAGTATTAAGCGTGGCGATCTGAAACGATCCAGACGTAGGAAAGTCAGTCGTTCTAGCAAGCGCAATGTCTCTGGTAATAACTACAGTACTACCACCAGTAGCTCCTGTAACTGATATAGCTACTGCGCCAGTAGAGCCATTACCACCGCTTACACTGTAGTGCGTAGTAATAGTTTTTTTAGTGCCATCTACATATACGTTAAGATCAGCATCATCAAAAAACTCAAATGATACAGTAAACGATGTTTGTGTAGCGCCCTCACTTACAGAGTAAGATACACGCGCTGCGTTTTGCGCTAAACTAATAGTCATACTGCACTCCTTTCGGTTCTGCTAACAGTAGATAAAACCCATAGCAACGCACAATTATTTTGCATCATCAAACGAATCTCCTACAAAGTTTTTCAAATCACTCGCCATGTTTTTAGTAAACATATTCCATATTAACGGCGTGTTTCTAACTGCCATCTCAGAACCAGTAGAGTAGTTACCCCTAGCAAACTCCTGCATCATCTTAACATGGTTATATGTATAATCTGCTGGCGCACCAAAGATAGACACAACACCACCTACTGCGTCAGGCTCAGATTTAAACTTAGGCTCAAAGGGTGTGGGATTAACTAAGTCAAATGACATACCCATATCTAAGCTGCGGTAAAACATATCGCTATACAAAGCTGCAAGACCTGAGAAATCAAAAGCCCTTAATGCTTTATCTTCTGCATCCATTTCATCCCATGCCCAGCTTGGTGTTCTAAACTTAACAATGTGATAACCAAAAAACATACCCATTACTAAATGGGCAAAGTTATTACGCACCATACCTTGAGCATAGTTAGTTGTGATTTTGTTAAACGCACCCATTGTGTAGGTGTAAAATGTAAAAGGCAAAGAAAGTAATGGGCTTTCTATTTCAGCATACCCTTTAACTCTATTGCTTTCCTTCATGCCAACTTGTTTACCAACGCTCATAGGTACATAGCTTTTGCCAGACATCATAAGAGGCTTGTCAGCAGGAGTACCCATAATAATTCTGTTCATAACACCAGACCTTAAAGCAGAACGAAATGCAGTAAGCGCACCTTCGTCTAGCCATGCGTCAGTGTTAGGCAAATACAGATTATTCTTAGTTGTTTCTACAGGAGCTTTAGCAATTCTTGCCGCTAAATCAGGAGTGATATTATATCGGGCTAGAAATTCCTGTTCCCACTTAGAAGCGTTACCGCCAGCTAAACGAATTGATGCCTCAATGATAGTATGGCCTCTAAACAAAGCATCCATATGTTTAGTTGCTAGTGTAATAGGAGCCAAAAGATTTGCTATATAAAATCCATTGTTAATTTTATCAGTCATTCCATTAGCAAATGGATCTTGCGATATGTTTTCCATCTGCCGCATGTGAGCAGTGCCAGCTATAATCTCTATACCATCGCCAGATTTATTTAACTCTTTACGAGCCATCTTTAAGCTATTGCCATCAGCCAAAGAAACTAATCCCTTAGCTATAATACGCATTTCATGATCCATAAATACGTTAGCAAAGTCACCAACAGCAGCCACACCAGCGCCACCAAGATAAGTCCATTGTGTTGCAGTGCGTAACCAATCAGCAGTTCTAGCTTCTATGCTGTCAGGATTAGTAAGAACGCGACCTACAATCCTGTCGTAACTAGCAACAAATTCTTTGTTTACCATGTCTATTGTTTTTTCAGAAGTACCTGCAGACTTCATTTCTTTAGTGTTAGTTGCAATTAAATCATCCAATGTGGCTGGCTTGCCGCTATCAGTTCTAAACTGCCGAGCAAAAGCGTACTTAGGTGCAATCTTAGAATGATAGGCAATCATAACCTGCTTAAGATCGGTAACTATATAATCTTTAATTTTTTCATTAGGTATATCTAACGCTCTATGAATCATGTGCTTTGATCTACCTGCGCCAAAGTAAGCACCTTCAAGACCATCATCATCTATTTCATTCATAATTTTAGCAACAGTTTCTTTAGCCCTGCCCCTAGCCATTCGCTCACTGCCGTCTAAAACCTTTTCAACAAAGCGTTCTGCCTTGTCATCCCAAGACCAAATGCTAGGATTTTCTATGTAATGCTGCGTAATAATATTCTCAAAGCCCTCGCGGTCAGCATCAATAGCTCTACGATTAAAGTAACGAGGGAAGAACGGCTCTCTCAAGCCCTTCTCAACAGCCGTGCCATCAAGGTAAGCATTAACATTATCAAGGCGCTCACGCATTAGTACAGTGTGCGTGTCAAGGTTTTCTATAGCACCTCTAGCCTTAACAGTTAGCTTTAAATCATCTAACACTTTAACCGCATCCCCTGCAGTTTTAGTTACGTTAGATACATTTAACGCATTTTTAAAATCATCAACTCTAGCTTTAGCTATAGGTATCTCTTCTTCAAGCTTTGCTTTAAATGCGGTTTGCTTTGCCGTTAAGCCTCTATCTTTAAATGTTTGATTAAGTTTAGCTAACAAATCTTGTTTCTTAGAAAGGTCTGCTTCTGCTTTGGACAATCTACCTGTTAAGTAATTGTTATTGCTTTTAATTATGCCTTGAGTAACAGACTCCATACTGGTCAATCGGCCTTTTATGTCAGACTTTCTTCTAACAAGAACATCGTTAAAGCCAAGCAAACCTACATCATTAAGCCTTTGATCCCATTCGTCAAAATATTTACGCACTTGTTCTAAGGCTCTAGCCTCAAGCGGACTTACATCAGACGCCTTAGTTAAATACAAATTAACTATGTGCTGCCCAAAATCTTCAAAGGTTAAGTTTTCTTTGCCTCTTATCTTTTTAATTTTTTCAATAGCGTTTTGTATAGGAACATCAAGCACAGTAGCGCCGCCGCTTGGATTTACTTCTGACCATACATTGTGAATCTCACGATAAACTCCAACCCATTTGCCAGAAAGCTCACCAGACTCTTGAAACACAGAACGACCAATAGAATTGCCCGTTTGATTTAACTTAAAGCCAACGCCAGAATCGTTAATTATCTTTAAGAACTTTAGCTTAGTAATTGTTGGAGCATCAGATAATATTACTGACTTAACAGATGTAGGTAATGCCTTGTAAAATATAGACTCAGTAAACCAAGACCCCATAAAATCAAGATCAGTAGATTTAAGATTAGGCATTTCATCTGCAAGAGTTACAGTTTCTGCTTTACTAGATGATCCAAGCTGACCCTCTGTAAATGGTTTTGTTTCTGTTGGCATAACAGGACCAATAAAATCTGGATCACCAGCACCAGCAGGAACAGCATCTATGTCTTTTTGGAATACCCTTGCTGCATTAAGAGTAGCTTGATAATTTTCTAATGTAGTCCTTTGCTTTGCATCAGAGTAAACACTAAAACCCTTACCAAGCGTTAATCCAAATATACCAGCTAAGGAAATAGCCATGGTAGTGTCTAAGGATTCTTTAACTAAGGAGGTCATTGCATCTTGGCCTTCGGCCTGAGTAGCATTGAAACCTTCAATTACATTTCGTGCACCTTCAAACACAAGAGCTTCTGCACCAGCTACTGCTGCAACCTGTTTAGCTTTAGACAAGCCTTGAAATTTTAACAAAGCGTTGTCAACTTGAGACTGCAATGCTTTGTTTGCAAAAAACTTACCGCCAGATGCAGCCGCACGAAAGCCTTTCATGTAGATTAGCGGAGTAAATACCTCTGCAAAGAGGATAGGATCGGCAAGCATCTGCTGTAGAAATCCAGCTTGCTCTATGGCTCTCTGAGTTTCCTTACGATTAAGTAACTTTAAGTAATGCTCTTGAGCTTGGACAGCATTAGCTGAGTAATTAGATAGATACTGACCGTCATTAGATTTAATATCAATATTCTTTTCAGTTAAGAAATTGTTAAAATCAAATGTAGGATCGCGCTCAGTATTGTTATTAAACACACTAGGCATGAGTAGCTTAGCAGCGCCCTCTGCCGCAGGTCTAAACAGTTGCTCTGTGTTGTTAATAAATGTTTTACCAAACGTAGAATCACCGCGCTTTAACGGTATTTTATTTGGAGGCTGAGAGCTTAATATATTTTGTGGTAGTATCTCAGCCATTTTTAATTGCTCTTCTTAAATTTTTTGTAACCACCAGCAGTATCTAAATCAATGTCATTGACCGGAAGTCCTTTACTTATTCTCTCTGATTCATCCATAGCTTCCCATTCGCTGCGACTATACAAAGACATTGCATCACCTAAGTTAAGAGCATGATGAAATCTCTTGCGCCAGTTAGATGACTGAGGTGTTGGTTTAAAAAACCTGCTTGTTATAAAATAGCCCGGTATAGGTAGCTTTGTAGGTAAACCTGCATCGGTGCGTTGCTCCTTAGACATACCTTTCCATTCAGCTTCAGTTGTATTTCTCATGTTTAACTTAAAGTTATTCATAACCATAGATATAGTGGCTGGCGGTTGCAGATCATCAGGCTCTATCTCAGTAGGAATAGTTGTATTTTCTCTTGTAATTTTTTCTACTCTAGCAAATGGTTGAATGCCAGTTTCTGCCTTAAATCTAGGTAAGTACTGTATGCCAGTTACTCCCTCAAAGAAGATGGGAACGTGAGCTTCGTCAATGTAGCCTTCGTCTACAAGATCAAAGAAAATTTGTTTGTTTTCATTTTCTTCAAGCAACGAAGGATCACGAACGAAAAGTAAAGCAGACCTAGCTTTAGCTTCATCATCTGATACATCATGTCCAAAGCCTTCAACATTAATAAACACATTGCGAGAGTTTACAAATGTACTAAATGAGTTTCCGTTATTTTCTTTAAACGCATTTCGCAATCTAGTTGTATAAAGTTCATTTAAATGAGCTGTGCTAGTTTTGCCTCTGTAATCAATAACATCAAAAGACATAGGAACTTTTACAGTATTTCCCTCTAGCTCAACGTCATGAGTGCGCTGCACATAAGTACCAGCCTCAGTCAAAATCATTAAATCATAAAGACCATATTTTGTAGGATTCGGTTTTAACTTCCATTCTAAATCCACTCTCTTATCACCAGAAAGTATATTGTAAAAAGTTTGCTGAACACCAGATAATGCACCAAACAAAGGCCCAACAGATTCACCTTCGGGCTGCATATCAACAGTTTTTAAAAACTTAACTTGCTCTTCAGGACTAAAACTTTGCGCTAATGCTGCATTTATTTTAGCGTTCATAAAGGTAATTTCATCTGGCAAAAGCTGTCTGCCACCAGAAACTTTGCCGTCTACAGTAGGGCCAATAACATCCCGATCTTCTACAAAATGATTATCAATGTAATATTGAACCCTAGACTTAACATCCTCTGCTGTAGATGCGCCTTGAATAAACGCTTCCTTAGTTGCAAATCTAAGTAAAGTCCTAGACTTTAAGTCTGCATCAGGCCACGTTTCAGCAACCCATTCAGGAATCTTAGCATCAAGCACATCTTTACTGTAATCATTTATAGACATCTTCATTTCAGATTCACGGCTAAGAATTGTAGCAAGAGCTTCTGAAACAGTTTGTTGACTAAACTCTGCCAAGTCTTGAGCATAAGAAAGACGAACCGCTGCGTCAGACTCTTGATCTGTTAAGTTAGGCATTTGTGTTAGTATGTTAATTGGCTTGCCGTTTGTGTCAGCATTGTTAAGAGCATTGATTACATTAAGGATAGTTTCATTGCCTGACACCCCGCCCGTTGCCATGCTTACCATTAAGTTCTTAAATGATTTAGGTAAGTGTCCAAGGTTAGCTAACTTTATAAACTCTTGTGAGTAAGCACTTAGTTGACCAAATTCATTTCGCCAAAGGTTTTGATCTTGATAATCAACAGGGCCATCTACAAGCGGGTCTAAGCGTTCTTCTACATAAATGTCTGCATCTGCTAGACTTCCAGTACCATTCTCTACTCTAGCAACAGCATTCTCTCTATCTTGCTCTTCAGTAAATGTTTGCCAAAGTCCGTCATTAGTGTTTTTTATTGTACCAATAATAGTGTTTAAGTTACTAGCAAATGATGGCGTGCCAGAAATTTTTGCTATTGTGCGAGCTAATTTGCTTGCTACAGTGTTTATGTCCCCATATTTAGAATTAACAGCATCAATGCCTGATCTTCCTATAGCTATAGCTTCGTCAATAACTTTTGGACTAAGCCCCCTGCTATTAGTGCCGCTGGTCAAATCTTGTATAGCAACTGCAGAAATAGCAATAGAATGATTTTGCATTAGAATAGATTTAGCTTCTTCTCTTGAAGTAGCGTTAAACTCTATAGGAAAGTTTTTTTCTAATTGATTGATAAAATTAAGACTGTCTATTAAAAACTGTTCATCAACAATACCATTCGCTGCATTTGATTTAAACTCAGATTTAATGCTTTGTAACTCACTATCATATTCTTGAAAGATAGTTGCTAAATTACTTTCCTTAACAGCAATGGCAAGATCATCTATTTGTTTATACCAGCTATTAATAACAGTATCAGTGTGAAAATTAGTAAGCTCCGCTGCAGCAACTATTTCTCTAAGCTCACCAACTCTATCAAATGCAGAAGGACCAATTATTTCCTTGGCTTTTATACCTAATTGGATAGCTCTAATAGCTTCATTTGTTTTTAAAGCAGAACTTTTTTTTGCTTGAGCGTTCTTTAACGCAGGTGCTTTAGAGGATAACAAGTTACTTGCTTTAACTCTATGATCGTTTGAAACAAGTCTAGGGTCTGCATTTGCAACATGATCATATAGCTCTTGAGCAAGAACCATAGCCCTATCTTTATCTGTTTCAATGTCTAATTCACCTAACAGTGCGCCATACATCTCAAGATATGCTGGTTGATTTGCCAAAACAAATCTAGCATCAGCCTCTTGCTTAGCTAATCTAAGTTGAGTTTTAGCAGCTTCTGTTTCTGCTTTTGTTTCCGTATCTAAATTAGCAGCATCATTAAGAACTCCATCTATATCAGCAACTAAAATATTTATTTGTTCAGGAGTATAGTTGTTTAAAATAAATTGAACATCATTCTTTATTGATGTGTCAGGTATTTGTTTAAGCAATTCAGTACTAGGATTTAAACTGTTTAAGGAGCCAAGAACAGCAGTTATAATTTTTTTGTCGTTATCTGTTGTACTAGAAGCTAAAAAACTAATTACAGTTTTGCTTAACAACCTTGCTGGCAATTGCATTGATGCCTTGCCCATGTTGTCCTTATTAACAACTGCTTCACCAAATACATTGCTAGTATGAAGTCTATGAGCATGGTATTGCGTTGTTGGATTTTGTGAATCTAATAAAGATTCAATGCCTTCATTGTACTTTGCTATGTCTATAGAATCTTGATCTGACACCTGACCATCAAACAAAGTTGAAAGTTTGTCTAAGTCTTGATACTTTGCATTGCTTTGAATTGAGGTAATCAATGATTTATATTCAGCTAATTCATCACCAAGCAAACCTAAAGCTAATGGGTTTTCTATAGCTGCGCTTATTGTAAGGATTTGAGACTCAGTTAAGCCAGCAGTAACACTTTGCAAATGTCCAATAGATGATTTTGCTCTAGCAAGATTAAGCTCGTCTATAGATGCAAAATATTGAGAGGCATTTCTATCAAGTTTAAAGTCATCTTCAATAGCAGTTTGTGCAATTTTAAACTGTGCATCTATTTCTACAGGATCACCGCCAGCAGCAGAAAGCTCTATTGCTTTTCTCATTGTTACTTGTTTTGTAAACTCTGCCGCATTTTTTGCAGCAGACTTAGCTGCAGCCCTTTCCGCACTTTGCAATGTCTTTGTGGCTTTAGCTATATAAACAGTACCAGTTTCCTGTATAAACTCGCTATACATTCCATTAGAAGAATCAACTAAGTCTTGAATATACCTAGACATTTCCTCATTAAAAACAGCAGAGCTAGGATACTTGTTTGCAAAATCTATGCCCTTAGTAGTTATTTCATTTGAGATAGATTCTTCAAATCTTCTGTTAATAATATCTGTAAATGCACGGGCGCGTATAGAACCGTATTGCTCTGCAACTCTAAGAGCAACTGGCTTGCCTGTAGATGGATCAATAGAAATAACATCATTTCTTGCTACGCCTAACGCAGCCTCTTGAGCTTTCGCTACTCCAACAGTTTTTTCATAGTCCATTGCGATATTGTTAATGGTACTAGCTGCATTGCTTACTGTCTGCCACAGTTCAGCCTCGCCAGTATTCATGCGAGTTACACCGATTGGTTTATTAAAAACCCTTTGAGTTTGACGAACTACAGCCATTTATTAACTCCTTGCCAAGTATCTTCTGTATCCAGAGCTAGTCCGTGTATTACTATTAAGGGGGGCAGTATCGCCACCACCAGCAGTAAAAGACAAAGATAGTTTTCTGTTTTGACTGTCTTGAGGTACATCACCACCAACCTGACCGTATTGATAAATACCACCAGCAACTTGTCCCATTGCATTAAAGTAACTAGCACTCAAAGCATTCTTACCTGATTGCCTTGTTGCAGCAGCAGACAAGGTTAAAATCTTAGCTCTCATATTAGTATCAGACGCAAGCCTTTTAACATCTGTACTATAAATTTCTTCTTGTCTTTGTTTGAAAGCGCGTAGGCTTCTATCGCTTACATCACGACCAAGAACACCAGCAAAAAATGCTTCATTAGCTGATGTAGCCATAGCATAATCTTGAGCCATAACAGTCATACTTTGAGTAGCTTGAATTCTTGTTAATGCTCGCTCTCGTTCTAACTGTTTAGCTTCTTGCTCGGCTTGCGCTTTCTGCGCTTTGCCAGCTTTAACAGAACCTACAGCTTGAATACCTGTTCCAATTAAAATAGCTGCGCTTACTGGGTCCATTAGAATACTAACTCCGCTATTAGGCCATTGACCTGTAAAGGTAACGGCGCTGATTGACTAATAGTTACTTGTGGTGTCCGACCATAACCCATCAATCTAAATTCTTTACGTCCTGTAACTGCAGTCTGTTCCTGAGATAAGTCATCTGTAACCTGACGAATAATTAAGTTAGTGCCATTAACACTAATTGATAACGTAGAGTTAAGATCAACAATTACACTGGCAAGACTTCTAATCTTACCACTGACAGGGCCAGCTTGAGTATTGGTATCTATAGGATTGGTCTTAAGAGTAACGTCAAACTTATAACCAATCTCTGCAGTGTTTAATCCCTCTACAGCACTGACATCAATATTGCCGCCAGAAACAGTAAACTCACCAATATAGTTATTACCGCTAACAACATTAACAACAGCACCGTTTTCAAAGTCTGATGAAACAGTGAAGATTCCATTGTTCGTACTTGTCGCGGTATAGGTCTTGGACATATCCATGTTAGAATCTGCTTTAAGTTCACAGAGTACATACCTCGTTGTATCGTTCCCCATCGGGAAGGCCACGTTAGCAAACACACGATCATCTATAGTAACTGTAGAGTGAAACAATCCTTGGCTAGTAAACTCAGCCCAGCCAGCACGTTGCTCTGCTCTGTTGGAATTAAACACAGCCATCTTGCCCGATGCGTTTCTAACAAAGACATAACTTTCAGAGCGATCTACAGCGCCATAAAAAGTATTCATTTCTACAGGATTGTCTATTAAATGAGAAGACAAAGAAGACACAGGAACAGCAGTGTAGGCTTCTTCTGAATCTGTAAACAAATACTCACGCACAATAGAACCACCAGCTTGCACAAAGATAGTAGCGCCATCCAAAACTTGTGGACGTATAGAGTCACTGCCAAACGGTGTTTGTCTTCTAACCTGTGCGTTAGTTGGCGTAATAGGTTTGTCTTGGAATGCAGGTACATACATTTCAGAAGATGCAGTAAACACCTGTAAGTCCCTATTAGAAACCAAGTGCCTGATTTGCTGGACCTCACCAATGCTTGCAGTCAGGTGTATTGAGTCACTGTCGTTAGCATCACCAACATCAAAGTTATAATAGGATGCAGACTTAGACATCCAGATAGTATCTGGTTGCGCTATTGTGCCAGCAAAACAAAGTCTATTCTGATGAAAGGTAATGGCAGATGGAAAGCCTCTAAGACTAGAGTATGATTGCTCTGCCCAATCTGTAGTAGGTGCAGCAGACGTTACCTTGGGAGAACCGCCGCCATCTATAGAAGCGTTAGCAGAACCACCCGCAGTAAAGGTATAGTGGTTATCATCTATAATGCCTGTAATAGTTCTAGCACCGTTAAGATTGCTAGTAGAAATATTACCCACAGCAGCGCATTCGGATAGCGTGACAGAATCTCCAACCCTCATACCATGATTGACATGCGTTACTTCTACAGTTGCCGACCCACTGATTGTTTTAAGAGCGTTGGCTTTAAGCTGCACAAACAAACTATCCAACACAGTTCCAGTAGCCTGAGTCCCAGACTGCACAGAAGTAATAAGTATTTCCGACTTATGATAAAGTAAAGTTACTCCAACATGCTTTGAATCAGCGTAGTTGCCACCAGCTTGACTGCCAGTAGTATCAAAGTAAGGCACAGCAGCTTTGTCAGTAACACCAGCCTTTACTGTTCCAGCGGGATCACCAACAGCAGCAATCTGTGTGATAGTCTTAAAGAACTTAGTGCCAGTAGCAACGCCAGCATTTGCACCAGTAATACTTTCAGTCTGAGCATCTCCATCTACATTTGTGCCAGTTACAGTAAATGATATACCACTGTCATTACCACCAGATGTAATAGTAACCAGCCTACCGTACACAAACGTAACCGAGCCACTAGATGCCAGTGCGCCCCCAAGAACTAGGTTAGCATTGTTGGCTACCTGCGCTGATACAGAAATGCCATCATCATCTGCTTCTGCGCTAAACTCACCAATGGTTAAAGTAACACTACTACTTGTTCCGCTAGGCGTTAAAGATACACCCGCATTGTGAAAGTTATAGTAGGGCTGGTAAATCTGTTCCTTGTCAGACCGAGTATCAAACGTAAATGTTTCTACTTGGAATGCGGTAAGGCTTGTTCTTACAATCTGCCTTGGCATAAACAAAGGATGACACACAAACAGTACATCACCTAATTGAGCAAAGGTGTATTCATGCAAGTAAGTGTCAGAAAAAGGTAACGCTGCGCTATCAACATCAGCAGTAAGTGTAGCTGTTAATGATACTGCACCAGTAGACGGGTTGATAATAAAGACCCGTACTTTAGCATTCTCCATAGAAACTATGTATTGCTCGTCATCCGAAAAGATAAACGGCATTAACCTAGCTTGCTGAGTCTTAGCAGAGTTGTATGTTATGTCAGTGTACTTGTATAAATTCTGCAAGCCAGCGCGTTTAATAACCCCACCCTCGGAGCGAATAAACATATTCTCTACTCTCTGAGCAGACGCCGTATAAACAGCAGTATCAGTTCGGGATGACAACGAAGGACTAACTTCACCGAATTGGAAGTTAGTTATCGGAACCTGTACCTTCTGCATTAGCTGCGCCTATTACTGATAAATCTTGATGTGTCCAGCCTACGTGTTGTTTGCGATTGTGAATCAAGACCTCTGGCTTTAGCCATAAGCATTGCGCCTTTTTGATCCATAAGCTGAGAAAGACTACCATCCCGCGCTAATGATACTGCAAATACAGATGCCAACTGAAACTGAACAGCCATTGTAAAGTAAGAAGGCCAATACTCTTCGGTAACTCTGTATGTATAATCAGCCACTACTTCATCAGAAGCATCGGCATCACAGAATAGATTATCACTGTAGGTTTGAAACTCAATGTTAAATCCATTTACTGTTAAGGCGTGGATCATAAGTGAGTTGTTTGGCATTTGATATGCTGCTTCATATCTGCCAGTAGGTGTATCGCTAAGTCGGTTCAATACAAGTTGATCCGTTGCAAAGCGCCACCGTGTATTAACTAAAGCTGATTGGGCTACATCCTCATACATATTAGA